TGGAGACATAAATTGGGCTTTGGTTACTGGTCACTATCAAAGTACCTAAAGCACAAAGTTAAGCGTGCCATAGACTTTATGTTTCAGTTTGAGCTAAACCTAGCCAACTACTGTACCAGAAAAAATTTCGATGGCGTAATCTGCGGCCATATACATCGTGCAGAGATCAAACAGCTTAACGGAGCTATATACATGAATACTGGCGACTGGGTTGAGTCGTGTACCGCACTAGTAGAACACGAAACCGGTTTATGGGAATTAATAGAGTGGCACGAGATAAAACATGAAGATATTGTGGACCCTAAGCCTCATAGTTGTTAATATTTACGATGCCCATGATATACCAGGTCGCATAAATTTACAATTCCAAGATCAACAAACATGCGAAAAAACATTAGCAACAATGACTACATGGGTAAAGTTCCCGTGGTTCAAGGTAGAGGGAAAGTGTGAAAAAAATCTTAGTAATAACTGATAACCTACCGGACCAAGTAAATGGAGTGGTTACTACGTACAAAAATCTGGCCAAATGTGCACTACTGGACGATTATCTTATTGATTATTGTGATCCCTCTGGGTTCCCTTACATTGATTGCCCTGGCTACCCGGAAGTTAAGCTTACCTTACCCACAAAAATGGCCAAGACGATTTCGTCGTCAGGTGCACATTATTATCACATCGCCACAGAAGGTCCTCTTGGTCTTAGTGCTAGAGCATATCTTACAAGTCGCGGTATTAGGTATAATACTAGCTATCATACTAGATTTCCTGAAGGTTTAAACACTCTTTTAGGCATTCCATCCAGTTTAACATGGCGGTACATACGCTGGTTTCATAAACATAGTGGTCGTTGTTTAACAACTACTAAATCAGTTGCTAGAGAGCTCGAACAACAAGGTATCAGCAATGTTGTGACATGGACGCGTGGTGTTGACGAAACACTGTTCAATCCACAGCCCCGCAACCCTAAACCGCTAAAAACACTACTATGCGTTAGCCGCGTTAGTCGTGAAAAGAGCCTAGAACGTTTTTGTGAATTACAGATACCTGGTACACGCAAGGTACTAGTAGGAGACGGCCCCCATCTTAACTATTTACGCAGTCACTATCAAGACGTTGACTTTGCTGGAATGAAGCATGGCGTAGAACTGGCTAACTACTATCAACAAGCAGACGTATTTGTGTTTCCATCGCGCTGGGATACCTTTGGTATTGTTATGCTGGAAGCAATTGCCTGTGGTACTCCTATAGCAGCATACCCCTGCAACGGACCACTAGATGTTGTTGAGTCGGGAGTTAATGGCTATCTTAGTGAAGATCTTAGTGTGGCGGTTGAACAGTGCTTTAGTCTTAGCAAGGCTAAGGTATACCTTTCAAGTACTAAGTGGACCTGGCAGCATTGCTGGGAAATCTTTCGTGATAACTTAGTGGAGCCCCTATGACAACTCATCTACCAGCCGAAACCGTACAAATTAGTCCAGAAGCACTGGAAATTGCCAACTGCTATCTACAGGTACAAGATGCACGCAAGGTCGCCCACGAACTAGACATTAGCCAAGAGTTGGTAGTAACCACACTAGCCCGTCGTGAGGTACGTGGCTATATTGATCAAGTATTCTTTGATACTGGCTACAACAACAAGTTTTTAATGCGTCGTGCTATGGACGCACTTATTCAGCAAAAGTTTCAGGAGTTAGAGGAGTCCGGAGTAGGTTCTAGCAAGGATATTGCTGAGCTGTTAGCAATGTCGCATAAAATGTCTATGGACTTGTTAGATCGCGAAATACAGTTAGAAAAGCTGCGCAGTACTAGTAGTGGTCCACAAAAGCAGGTTAACGTGCAAATCAATGAAGGAGACGGCAGTAAATATGGTCAGCTTATACATAAACTTATTAGTGGCGATGGTGTTTAATGCTAACTGTTAGCCGTTCAGATATAGATTGTGAGTCGATTACAGAGTTTGATCCTGCGCGCAGATTTATCAAGCTGCCTATAGACAACTACCTAAAACTGCTCAATCTCTATGATACCATTAATCGTCCACAAATTGCACTAATCAATAGTGTCAATAGTCCTAGTTATCGTTTTGTTTGCGCTGCACTTGCTAGACGATTAGGCAAAACTTACATAGCCAATGTGGTTGGTCAACTAGTCACACTAGTGCCCAATTCGAATGTGTTAATTATATCACCCAACTACAATCTTAGCTCGATTTCATTTGAGCTGCAGCGTAGATTGATCAAGCACTTTGATCTTGAGGTAGAACGAGACAACCTTAAAGATCGTGTAATTGAGTTGCAAAATGGTTCAACTATCCGTATGGGTAGTGTAGGCACTGTTGATAGTACTGTTGGTAGATCATACGACTTGATCATATTTGACGAGGCTGCACTATCGGAGTCGGGTGAAGAAGCCTTTAATATCGCATTGCGCCCCACACTAGACAAGCCAACTGCTAAGGCTATATTTATTAGTACACCCCGCGGCAAAAACAACTGGTTTTCAAAGTTTTGGAGTCGTGGTTTTGATACTAATTTTCCTGAGTGGATTAGCTTGCAGGCTGACTATAGTGAGAATACTCGCATGGCAGAGTCAGATGTTCAAGAGGCTCGCCGGTCTATGTCGCGGGCTGAGTTTGAGCAGGAGTACATGGCATCGTTTACTACTTTTGAGGGTCAAATCTATAGCGAGTTTCGTCAAGAATACATAGTAGATGAGCTACCTAGTAGTATACGTGGAGAGGCCTTTGCTGGTTGCGATCCAGGTTATCGAGATGCTACGGCTTGGGTTAATATCGTCTATGACCCTAGTGGCGACAACTTCTATTGCGTTGAAGATTACCTAGAGTCGGAAAAGACTACTAGTGAGCACGCTAGTCGATTTCATCTAATGATGGAGCACTGGGGCGTTGAGGTTGTATTTATTGATAGTGCAGCCGCACAGTTTGCTTCAGACCTAGCCTACAACTACGATATAGCTACTACTAAAGCTAAAAAAGATGTGTTACCAGGCATTGCATACGTGCAAACACTAATTGCACAAGGCAGATTAAAGGTACTGCGCAATTGCGTGCATGTGTTGGAGATGCTAGACCAGTATCGCTGGGATACTCGTGAAGGATTAACTCGTGAAAAACCTAAGCATGACAAGTATAGTCACATGGCCGATGCACTCAGATACGCGCTCTACAGCTATACCTTATAGGTAGCATAAATTTAGCTATTGACAACTAGTTGCTATTTAGGCTATAATAATGGAAATTATGAGAGGTTTAAAAATTGGCAGTTAATACCAATAAGCGAATTGCCGTAAAGTGGATCAGGGACAAGGCTAAAAGTGCCTATGAAAAGCAATCCAAGTGTTTTATCTGTGGTAGTACTAGTGAACTAGAACTACACCACCTGCACTCAATAACTTGGTTATTGGAGTCGTGGGCCAAGCAGAATAACATAGACATTAGCAGTGATAGTGCTGTGCTAGCTATTCGCGACGAATTTATTAGTAGCCACCATCGAGAAATATATGATCTTGTATATACCCTATGTAACAGGCATCATGTACAACTACATGGCATCTATGGTAAGAGCCCCTTACCTAGTTCGGTTGCTAAGCAAAAACGCTGGATAGAACTACAACATGAAAAACATGCTAGTGGTCAGGAAGTTTTTCGTGGTTCAAGCTATGGTTCCTATTTTTCACAATTCTTAGGGGAAAAATAGTGGCACTAGAAAGATTACGTAGTTGGGTTATAGAAAAACTTAATCCAGCTCAACAACAAATACACTATGATGAGGGTGGCACAGTTAGTGGCGGCGAGCGCATACTAACCTATCAGCATGCTTTTAGAAATATAGATAGTGTAAATAGATCAGTAAATATGGTTGTAGCAGCTTGTGCTAGCCTAGACTATGATATTAAAGATAAAGTAACAGACGGTGTAGTACTAGGTGTGCGTCAAAAAACGTTAAACACATTGTTAAACTACAGACCTAATCCCTATCAGTCAGCACAAGATTTTAGACGAGAAATATTTAAAGACTTACTACTAGACGGTAATGCATTTATACACTATGATGGTACTTTTATGTATCACCTGCCTAGTACTAATGTAGAAATAAACAGTGATCCTAAAACCTTTATTAAGGGATTTAGGTATAGTGGATCAGTAGACTTTAAAGATACTGAGGTATTTTACTTTAAAGATATTAATTCGCAAAGCATTTATAGAGGTGCTAGTCGCCTGGAAAGCTGCATAGAGAATATAAATATCTTATATTCAATGCAGGAATTTCAGTATAAGTTCTTTGAGAACGGAACTGTATTTGGCCTAGTACTTACGTCAGAGAATACGCTGTCGCCAACTGCTAAGGAAAAAACACTACAGTACTGGCAGCAGCGATATAGTAGTAAAAGTGGTGGTAAGCGGCCCATTATACTAGATAGCGGCTTAAAACCACAGAGACTATCTGAACAAAATTTCAATGACCTTGATTTTGACAAGGCCATGAAAACCCATAATGAGCGTATAATGACTACTATAGGTGTACCGCCTATATTACTACAAGGCGGTAACAATGCTAACATTGCCCCTAATTTACGGCTATTTTACCTGGAAACAGTATTGCCAATTGTTAAGCTGTATATATCCGCCGTTGAGCGATATTTTGGATACGACGTGGAAGCAATCACCTCAAACGTATCGGCACTGCAGCCAGAACTCAAAGACGTAGCCAGCTACCATCAAACACTAGTTAATGGTGGCATTATAACACCAAACGAAGCACGAGTAGAATTACGGTATGCCAAGATAGCAGATGGGGATACCATTAGAGTACCTGCAAACATCGCAGGTTCAGCAGCCAATCCCGCACAGGGGGGTAGGCCACAAGGAGCAGGTGAGTAAATGGACATTAAAAACCGGGTATTATACTTTGGTTCTAAATTTACTGCTAAAGCACTGCCACAGGTAGATGAAGAAGATCAAAGTATTATGATTGAAGGCTATGCCTCTACTAATGATACTGATCGCGTAGGTGATGTAGTGCCTACAGGTGTTTGGACCAAGGGTATGCAGAACTACCTAAAGAATCCAATCATCTTAGCGTTTCACGATCAGCGCATGCCTGTTGGTAAAATGGTTGATCACAAAGTTGACGAAAAGGGATTGTGGATTAAAGCCTCAATCACAGACGCTGCCGGCGATGTGTACAAACTAATTAAGAAAGGTATTCTAAGCGCCTTTAGTATTGGGTTTAGGGTCAAAGATGCCGAGTATAAAAGCGATGCAGAGATATTTTTAATCAAAGAACTAGAATTACATGAAATTAGTGTAGTCAGCGTACCTGCAAATCAGAATACGCTTTTTAGTTTAGCCAAAGCATTTGATAGTGCAGAGGATTATGAGTTATTTAAACAGCAATTTGCAGTTAAGGATTCAGCTAAAGGGCTCGATGACTTACAGCCAGCAAATAGCGCAAACAAAGAGGAATGGAACATGGATCCAAAAGAGTTAGAAGCAATGTTAGCTAAAGCTGCTGCCGAAGCTGCGAGCCAAACAGCTAAAGCTGTTTTAGAAGCACAAACTAAAGCTGCAAGCGAAGCAGCTGCACAAGCAAAAGCAGAAGCTGAACTAGAAGCAAAAATTAAAGCCGCCGTTGCAGCTGTACAAACAGTTGACACAGGTGCAGAGCGCCTACTAGCCGACGTTGAAAAGCGTCTTAACGAGCAAGCAGAAAGTCATAAAGCTGCTCTTGAAGGCCTAGAAAGCGCACTAAAAGAGAAAGCTGCTGAGTTAGAGGCTATTCAAAAGAGCCGTATGCAGTTTACAGATACAAAGAGTGATAACGGTGTTATCAGCTATACTGAAAAAGAAGCTGCAGTTTTCATCAGCAAGATTACAAAGCGCCCAGTTGAAGAAACCAAGTACTTCAAAGATCTAGCAACTAAGTATGCTAGTGGTGGTACAGCTGGTGCAGCTGGTAGTGGTAGCGGTGCTGGTGGTGCAATTCGCCTACCAAGCAAGAACTGGGAAACAGAAATCAGCGCAAACATGGAAGACGAAATCCGTCGTCAACTAGTTGTTGCTGGTACAATCCGCAATATCGCTATGAGCCAGCCATTCATGAAGCTGCCTATCAATCCTGATGCAGGTGCAGATGCAACATGGGTTGCCTCCAGTGACTTTGGTGGTAGTTCAAGCAGCGGTACACCTCGCTCACATGCACTAAAAGAGATCGAACTCAGTGCAGCAAAATTAGCTACCAAAGAGTATGTTAACTTTGAAGAAGAGGAAGATGGTTTAATTGCTATTGTTCCTATCATCCGCGAAGCTATCGTACGTCGTATGGCTAAGACACTAGACAAAGCTATGATAATTGGTAACGATGTGGGTGCTACAACATATGCTGCTGGTATCAATGGACTAGCCTATTATGATGCATTAGCAACAAGCAGCCCCACAGTTGCCGTTGGTGCAGCATTTACAGCCGCTAAAGTTCGCGATGCACGTCGTGCACTAGGTGTTTGGGGTCTAGAGCCAAGTGAGCTAATACTATTTGTTAGCCAAACAGCTTATTACGACTTACTAGCCGATAGCGAGTTCCAGAGCACAGACAAGATCAGTGAGTCACGTAATACACTAATCACAGGTCAAATCGGTTTAATTGGACAAACTCGTGTACTAGTTACAGCACAGATGACTGGTGCAGCCGCTAATGATCCACTAGCTGTTCTAGTTAACCCACGTAATTTCGTTGTTGGTAACTATCGTGCAATGCGTATGGATACAGACGATGAAGTTGTTAACCAGCGTC